AATCTTGAACGATTTTAGAAATAACAAAATATGAAATATTATTATTAAAAAACAAATTACCAGTCAAGTAATAAGTATCAAATACTTCTGTACCCAAACTTTCACTAGCACGTTTTTTTTTGATTTTGTAAAACGTTGGAGGATTTTCAATTACTATTTCTTTTATCAATTCCATCTGATTTGTTTTTTATTTGATTATAAAAATGAATATAAGTTTTAACAATAGAGTCATTAATTTCTGAATTTAATATTTTCTTTTTAAAATGACTTTTTTTTCCGTTTTGTTCAAATTCAATATAATATTTAATCGGCTTTGGAAATATAAATGGAATTTTTTTTCCTAATCTTAAATATTCCATTTCAATTTCATTAACAGGATAAATTTTTATACCATTTCTAATAATAAATTCAAATATTTCTTTTTCAAGACTTATCCCTAAATTCAATTTCTTTTTTGGCATTTTCTAATTGTTTTTGAAGTTCAGTAATTTGTAATTTATACTTTAAAACTTCGGATGCGTGTGAAGATAAAGTGTTTTTAGATAATTCCATTTGACTAACATATTTTGCAACTGCATGCTGATTTAAAGTTTCCAAATTTTGAGTGTAATTTTGTATTCTTAAAATTGCTAAAAACAATTCAGTCAATAAATTTTTTTGCTCAATGTTTTTAGCTTTTTTTGACCATTCTACAATTTGATCCATAATCAACATTATATCAATTTCATTCTTATCTTTTAAAATATACAAAGATGTATCTGCAAATTCAAAACGCTTGCGTTCTCTTTCAACAAATTCCATCAAAAGTCTTGTTTGAGCTTTTTCCATAAGAGCGTTTTCGCTCCTTTTTTCTCTCATTGCCTCTTGAAGTTCTTTTTTTAGAGTTTCAATTTTGTTATCATTATTTTCCATCTTTTATATTTTAAAAAGGTACGTCACTATCGTCATCGGTATTGTCATTTTCTTGAAAAATATCTAAAGTAGCGTTTAATTTAAAAAATTCTTTACTCGCATAAATCTTTTTGTTTTCGCTATCCTTACAGTAAAATTTATTCAAAGTCCTATCGAAAAATAAAGACGGACTTCCAACTTTTCCAACTGATTTAGGTTTAATTTTCGTAACGATAAAATTAACCTCGTTAGTACTTCCATCTGGCCGATGTATGGTAATCATACATTTTCCATTATTCCACCATTCCGAACCACCTTTTAAGTCATCTGGACGTGGTGCTTTTCGATTTCCGTCCTTATCTTTTTCAGTTCCACCTCTTGGATGTATTACCGTGTGAAAGTGCATTTTGTGTTGTTCTGCCATGGTATTACGATAACTCAAAACATCTTCAAGATATTTGTCATCACGACTGAAAACCGTTCCATCTGGAGCTAAATTATGACGCATATCTTTCCAACTATCAATAACAGCAGTATGTAATCCTAATGACTTTTTTAATTCTGCTGCCAAATCCCAAAATTGATAAGGCGTTAATTTACTTTTTGGTGTTTCCGGATAAAGTATTTTAAAATGATTTAAAACCCAATCGATTTCCCTTGTCATTAATTCCTCTGAAATATAATTAGAATTTTCAAAACGTTTATCAAATGTTTTTCCAGTTAGTTTATGAATTATAATCGCAATTACCTCGTTTTTATCTCCAATATCGGGAACATACAGTAAATGTTTCCAACCGTAAAATAAAGATGTGTTTGTCAATAATTCAATTAGCATTTCACTTTTTCCACTTGCAGGAAAACCCGTCCAGTCTGTAACTCCTGGCAAACTCATTGTATAAAACTCATGCAAATTTGGAAAACCTAAATAAACACCTTGCAAAGCTCCTTTATTTCGATATTCAATCAAACCATCGATAACGTCTTTTTGTTCTAATATTTTGAAGCCTTTTAGCATAGATTAAATTTTTCTATTTCCAGTTACTATTGTAAGTCCATTTGGCGAAGTTACTCTACTCAAAGCAACGTATAATTGTGATTTTTCAAAACAAGGCAAAGACAAATCCACGGTAACGTTATCAAAAGTTAAACCTTGACTTTTATGAATTGACAAAGCATAAGCAAGTTTGATTGGCATTTGAGTAATAGAACCAATTTCAGTAAGTTCTAATTTGTTTGTTTTTTCATTTAAAACATACTCACATTTTGTAAATTTAAAAAAGTCTAAGGCGTAATTGTTTCCGTTAACTTCAATAAATAATTTTTTATCAATAACCCTAAATACCCCCAAAGTTCCATTTACTAATGGGTTGTTTTTAGAGTTTACTAAATACATTATTTTCGCACCATCTTTAACAATAATTTTTGTTTCAACGTTGAATTCTTCGGCTTTTGCATTTCCTATAATTTCAGCATTAAAAACATATTCTTTGCCTGCTAATGAAAATAAACCTTTGTTGTTATATGTTTTAACAGTTGAATTATGTGGAGCTAAAATAATAGATTTATCGTCAATATCATTTTTCAAAAACTTTTTGAAATAATCGCTTTTTTTACCATCCCTAACAATGTTTAAATTTTCAATAAATTCCAAATCCGATTGTCTCAACACCTCGTCTAATTCGATAGTTTTAAGATTTATTTCATTAAAAACTAAAGCATTGTTAAAAGTAACACCGTCATAAGTTTGAAGCATTACGCTTAAAAAATTATCGTCTGCAATTGGCGGTAATTGTTTCATATCGCCAACAAAAACAACTTGCAACTCTTTCAAAGGTTTACAACCATTTTTTATCAAAGTCCAATTAATTGCATCCAATAAGTCAGCTCTTAACATTGATACTTCATCAATAAAAATAACGTCAATATTTTTTAGTAACCTACGTTTTTCTGATTTTAAAAAACTACACGATTTAAAATCTAATACGCCAAATGGTGGTATTGAAAATAAAGAATGAATAGTTTGTCCTTGTATGTTATTTGCAGCAACTCCAGTTGGAGCAATTGCAATTACATTTTTACCCAAATTCTTTAATCTTTTGATTGCTTCTTTTGTAATAAATGATTTTCCGGTTCCAGCTTTTCCAGATAAAAAAACAGTTTCGCCATTTAGAACACAATCTAAAAATTCATTTTGTTTATTTGATAGTTTCATAGATTAATGATTTGTGTGTCCTTGTGGTTTATTTGTTTGCTCTGGTAATTTTTTTAATTTACCCTCATTTTTAGCATCACGCATCCATTTTCTTAAAGTGAGATACCAACCTTGATTAGTTGATTTTTTATTTTTAGAAACTGACCACGTTAAACAATCTTCTATGTAAGATTTCAAATCCACGCGCGCGAATTCTTTTTTAAATTTTTCGTCTTTAGCTAATTCAGTTTTTAAGGTTTCATAACTATTCCAAATACTTTCAGAAAAAAGGATTTGCCTTTTATCTTCTATATTATTATTAATTATATTATTGGGTTCAAAAATTGTACTACCCCCCCGTTCAAAATTTGTACTACCCCCGTACAAATTTTGTACTACCAGTTCATTTTGAAAATACTTGCAAAAAGTAATATTATTCAAAGTATGATTTTCTTTTAAAATAAACTCTTTTTCAATCAAAGAACTTAAAGAATTTATAATAGTCCCACGACTTGAACCAGTTGCATCTGAAAGATATTTCAAACTTCCATCAAACTTACCTTGACCATCTTTTGAATAACCGTAAATAATTGCAAATACTAAAAGTTCATTTCCTTTTAACCCTAATTCATTGACCATCCATCCTTGAATTACATAAAAACTATTACTTTTCATTTTTTTTAATTTTAGATTGAACAAAAAGCATAGTGCCGATAAAATTGTAAAATTCTTTAGAGTTCAGTTCAATGTGCTGAACGTCTATAAGTTCATTTTCGTGATTAAACCAACTAACTGAAATAAAAGCACTTTTTAAATCTTTTGTTTCAGTAACTGATAATTCAGCTCTTCCAAAATCCGTGTTTTTTGAAATTGAATGTTCCATAATATAATATATTTTTAAATTAAAAAATCCCATTCATTTCGCCAGTATTGTGGAAAGTGGCTAATCTGAATGAGATTTTAATGATTTTTTTCGCTAAATTGTAATGCTTTCCACTTCACTACACCGCAAATATACAAATTAATCTAAATCTTCGATATTTTCAACTAAATTTAACTTTGAGCCAAATGTTATAAAATCTTTTTTGCATTCATCAAATAAGCTAAAATCCTTTATTAATTCCAATTGATAAAAAGAATACAAATACTTTTTTCGCTTACCAGACATTTCAAAAGAAACTGATTTTAATTTCAAAATTTTAATTCTACGATAAACCTCTTTTTGTTGTAAAAAAAGCATATCCGAAATTTGCTCAGCTGAAAAAACTATTTTATCTTTTTCAAACATTTTATAAATCTAAAGATAAAGTTCCGTTGTCAATTTTAGCGTTTTTGGACTGTTTGAGCGAATAATTTACACTTATCCATACTTTGACTAGTCCGCCTTGCTTTTTACCGTATTTTGCCCTTACAAAGCCGTTTTCTTTAATCAATTCCAAACCGTTCAAATCTTTTAAAATAGTTCCGTAGGTTTTACTCTTTATTCTAACGCCTTTTGACTGCAAAAATACTTTTAAGTCATTTGAAGTAAACGGCTTGTAACAACCGTTTACCCAATCAATGCTTAATTGTAATATTTCTGGATAGGATAGCATTTTAAAACTCAAATTTAATTTGACTATGTTTGTCAACTGCTTTATTAACATTTCTAACTGCAGTATCAAAATATTTATCTTTCAATTCTATTCCGATACCATAACGGCCTAACTCAACGGATTTATAAATTTCCGAACCAATACCTAAAAATGGAGTGAAAACAGTTTCGCCTGGATTACTCCACATTTGAACAGCTCTTTTAATAACTGATAATTGAAGCGGTGCAATATGCTTTTCGTCTCCTAAATCAGTACCTTCTGAATTATTTAGTACGTCGGTTCTTTTAATATCCATCCAAGTAGCAACTTTATAATCACTCATAACCTCGCTTAAATGCTCTAAGTCTTGTTTTTCAACATTCCAAGTAGGACTCGCCCATTGCTGCCAAACATCCAAAGGAAAATTATCTTTTGATTTTAGTAACTCTTGATACTCCTTACTCATTTCTTTTCAATTAATTCGTTTAACAATTTATTTGCATCGATAACCCTTTTGGCTAAATAGATTTTATCTTCTATTGGAACTTCAAACTCAAACTTTTCACAATTTGGAAATTTACTGAAATTAGGAATATAAGATAAATTATGATCGGGTTTATTAATTAAATAATGAAATGCTTGAAAATCCACTTCTAAATGTTCTGACAAAGTTTTATTTAAACCAGAAACATAATTATCAACCTCCCAATCATCTCTAATTAAAAGTAGTTGTTCGTGTGTTGGGGTATAAGAAACTATTTCCCCAAAAGGATTATTATCTAAAATACAATTAGAGACCACCTGCCAATAAACTTCCTTTTCTAGTTCTTTAAATTCGTTTAATGTAATCAAACCAGATTTAACTTTTAAAAGGTTCATTGTTAATTCATAGTGTCTTTTTGGTTCGTTACATTTAATATCCCCAGTTGTTTTAGGTTTTCTAAAATCTGGAGTACCACTCCAAAAATTATATTTTGGATGTACAATTGTTTTTTTTGATACTAAAGAGTACTCATAACCCAACTCAAATTTATGACAATAATACTCAATCACTTTTCCCCACAAAGTAGAGCTACTGCCTTTACCTAAATCCAATGAACGCCCTAAAGTCCTTTCGGCTCTTTTTTCTTCTATGTAAGTTAATGCAGGTGCGCCAAATCCATCGTCAATATTTTTTTTCATCGATTTTGGATTTTGTTTTTTGTGTTCTTTAAGTTCACTTTCTGTCATTTTACGAGTACCCACAGTTGTAAGTTTCCAAATATTTGAACTTGTAAACCGCCCTATTCTTTCGACTATTTCTACCATATTACTCTATTTGGTTTATTGTTCATTTTCTAAAATTTTGAGTTCGATTTCTTCTACAGTTTCAGTCGAATAATATCCTACTACATCTTGTTTTCTTTGTACTGATATTTCGCTTTTATTTTGTTGCCCACTATTTGGACAAACTGTAATTATATTTTTAACTCTAATTACGTGAAAACCGCCAATACATTTTACTTTGATAAATTTACTTTTCATTTCTCTTTTTTTTCAATATGTTAGGTCTTTTATAATCACAAATTGGCTTTTTCATAGTTACCGAATAACCTTTATTTATGTATTTATAAATAAATTTTTCGCAATCTCCTCCAACTACTTTATTTCCCTTTTGTAGTATTACAAAAAAACCTTGATACTTTAATCTTAAAAGCTCTAATTCTACTTTACTTTTCATTTTTCAATTTATTAAGTTGATAAATAACTTTGTCATATTCCGCAACAACTTTGTTTTGGATAACGTTTTCAATGTGGTTTAAATCCCCAACACCTAATAACTCTTTTTTGAGTTCGAATAGTTCGGTAACTTTTTCTAGTTTTGTTACATCTTCAAAATCGGTATCAATAGTTCCGATTACGTCCTTTACTTCATCTACCGATTGCATCCCTTTTAAAATATCAGGAGCATACAACCTACCAAAAAATGATGCTGCACGGTATTGAAACATTAATTCTGGCATAGTTTGCCATTTTGAACCAGTTTTACTTAACCAACCCTCTGACTTTACCATTAACCAAGTAACAGTAGGACCTATCAATTTATTTCCTTCTAAATCCTCGGTATACGCACGACATCCATATTCATCGGTTTTAGTAGTTCCAACAAATTCAAATCTCAAAGGTTTAAAACGACCGCACGCATTTATTGAAGCGATAATAAATGTTGAACTCCAAGACGGCTTTCCTTTAATAATATCTAAGTTTTGCATTACTTCAAAAGCCGAAATCTTTAATCTATTTGCCATTTCCAAGGCAATCATAGTATTTGGAATATTGTTTTTGTACGCTTGTGGCACAAGGTCTGAACTTGCCAATCCTTTTGCAATTCTTTGACCTTCTTCGAATGATGCTATTGTACTAAATATTGAAGCATCTGTTTTAGCTAAATTTGACATAATTACAACTCTTTTAATTCGGTTAATAATTCTGATTTTA